AAGAAAAATAAGTAAATTATGAGAGAACGTATAGTAAAAGGTGTCACTCATTACTTATATGATGACGTCGATGAGTTTCGAAGATACCAACCAAATGTATCCTTAGTTACTGATTGGCGTCACTCTAATAAAGGTGATTGGATAGAAACTGATGATGGACAAGTATGCCAAGTATTATATCTTGGTGTAATGAAGAAGTCAGATAGAAAAAATGCAAGTACCTATATTAGAACGATTATGGGTTCGTATATTTGTAGTCCTAAAGTCTATATTGAAGGCGATATGAAAACAAATATGCATACTTTTGCTACTGATGGAGAATCTCCTACAGTAAGGAAAAGAAACAGAAAACATGTTACTGATAAAGAATTTTTATTTGGTAAGTATGTTGCAAAAGGTGATGACGTTGTAGAAGCTTATATGAAGGCTTTTCCAAGCAAGAATGAAGAATATGCAAAGTCTCAAGCAAAGTTATTATTAAAGACAGAGAGAGTAAAAGAATTGATACGAGAAGAAATAGATAGATATTTGAATGAAGCTGAAATTACTCCTAAGTATCTATTAGAAGAAATGAGAAATATTATTGACAAGAGAGATTCTTCGGATAGAGATAAATTAACAGCACTAAATACATTAATGAAAATATCTGGAATGATGGATACAGAAAAGACAACTGAATCTGTTACAGTATTCCAAGGTTTTACAAAGGAGCAATTAAATGCAATTCAAGAATCTAAATACGAAAAACTGGCTGAAGTTAAAAGAGATAGCGAAAAGTAAACGTTGCCATATTTGTTCTTATAAACTAAAGAAAACTGCTGTTTATATTTGGAATAAAAAAGCAAATGATACTACACATATTAAATGTTTTAATTGTTTAACTATCTATAATACTGATTTTAATATTACAGAGATAGGAATACCACAACAGATAGGAGAAGCATGAGACTAGCAGTTTATGGCACATTAAGACGTGGATATCCAGATACAGGACGAATAGAAGGGTTCAGTCTTGTATTTCCTGGTACCAAATCATTTCCAGCATTAATTAAAAATACAAAAGGTAAAGGTGCCGTTGTAGAATTGGTTGATGTTACTGAAGATGACTTAAATCAATATGATATGTATGAAGGCATTAGAGATGGTTTATATATCAGAACCACAGCTGATGTCATATTAGATGATACAAAAGAGAAAGAAAGATGTTGGGTATATGTAGCTGGTCCATTATTATGGCAAAGTTCAAGTATGTTTACTGAAGTACCTGATGGTGATTGGTTATCACGTAAAACATTAGTTATGATGGATAGAGTATATGAAAAAGAATACAGAGACGAAGAAGCCAGAGATTTTTAATATTATTCCTCCAGATTTATCTGCAAAGGAACAAGCATTAGAATTAGCAAGAAAAGATATTGTTACTTTTGGTCAAATGTTTTTACCAGAAGACTTTATGAAATCAACACCAGCTCCTTATCAATATGAGTTAAGTAACTTGTTATTAGGTGAAGATAAAAGACTTTGTATCATTTTACCGCGTGGTCACGCAAAATCAACATTAGCTAAAACAGCATTATTATATAAACTCTATTTTAATCCACCTGACAAGAAAGAATTTATTGCTTGGGTATCTGAAGAACAATCTCAGGCAATAGACCATATCAAATATATTCAAAATCATATTGATATGAATCCAGCATTACAATATTACTTTGGTGACTTAAAAGGAAGTAAATGGACTGAAAAAGAATTTACTACTGCTAGAGGTGATAGGGTAATTGCAAAAGGTACATCTCAACGTTTGCGTGGTCGTTCACAATTAGGATTACGTTATACTAATATTATTTTAGACGACTTTGAATCAGAGTTAAATACTAAAACACCTGAACGTAGAAGAGAAATTAAAGAATGGGTTATGTCAACTGTAGAACCAGCTTTAGAAAACTCAAAAGCAAATGAAGGTTCTATTTGGTTAATTGGTACTATTGTTCATTATGATTCTTTTTTACAAGGAGTTTATGATGGTTATTTGCAAGCAGAAAAAGAAAATAGAAAGTCTGCTTGGGAAGTTTTATATAAAAAAGCAATTGTTGATGGTATTCCATTATGGCAAAGTTATTTTACAAAAGAAAAACTAGATAGTATTCGAAGAAGATTTACTGAGATGGGTCTTGTTCATAAATTTGCACAAGAGTATCTTAATGAAGCAAGAGACTTAGAAACTGCTAAATTCCAAATAGATAGATTAAATTATTATAAAGGTGATTTAGTTTCTAGAAATGGATTCAACTATATGATGATAGATGATTCTGCTATTCCAGTAAATGTCTATATGGGAGTTGACTTGGCATATGAGTCTGGTGCAAAGAATGACTATCAGATTATTATGGTAGTTGCAGTTGATAGTGAACGTAATTTTTATGTTGTTGATTATTATAGAGAACATTCGCCTTTATATGATATGCCTAAAAGAATTGTTGACTATGCTAAGAAATATAATCCAGTACGTAGAGTAAATATTGAAAAAGTAGGTGCTCAAGGTTTAGTAAAGGATTATGTAAATCAATTAGCTGGTAAAGATAGAAAATTAGCTCCTGGCTTATCGCAAGGAGTTCGACCACCTAGTGGTATCAAAAAAGAAGATAGAATAGAAGCATTACTATGTCCTATTGTTAATCGAAGAAAAATGTTTATCAAAAAAGAACACGCAGACTTAGTTGATGAGATGTTTGAGTTTCCAAAAGGTAGACACGATGACTTGTTAGATGGATTATGGTATGCTATTACTACGGCTAAACCGCCAAAAAGTTCCGCAATAGATGCAGATAAGTTAGATGAAAGAATAAGTAAGATAGAAGATAGTTATGCCAAAAGAACAATTAATTGGATAACTGGACAAAAAAATTAATTTTTTACTTGACTTTAACGACGAAAATTTGTTATTTTTGACGTAAAACAATTATTGGGAGTTTATGGCAAATTACGACAAAACAAAACCACAACTTACTAAAGAATTGTTTAGACGTTGGAGAGACGCTAGACAACAGTGGGACGCAGAAGCTAGAAACGCAGTAGATTTTACATTAGGTAATCATTATAGTACAGAAGAATCAGATGCTTTACAAGCAGTAGGGCAAGCTGATTTTGTTATTGATAGAGTTTATGCTGCTGTTGACAAATTAAAATCATTATTAACAGCAAGACCAGCAAGGTTTTCTGTTATCGCCAGAGAAGATTCTGATACTAAATTAGCAAATGTTTGGAGAACTATCTTAGAATATGTTTGGGACATTTCTAATGGTGATAGTACATTTAAACAAGTAGTACATGATTATGCTGTCACAGGTTTGGGATATATGTATGTTTATGTTGACCCTGAAGCTGATTATGGTAGAGGTGAAATAAAGTATACTCACGTTGACCCTTTTCGTGTTTATGTAGACCCAGCATCAAGAGATAGATTTTTTAATGATGCATCTGGTATTATTCTGTCTACATTTTTAACAAGACAGCAAGTATTAGACCTATATCCGCAATTAGAAGAAATGATTGATGATATTGAAGTTGGTATTAATTCTTTATATGGAGAAGATTATCCAACATCTAATTTAAAAAACAGCAATAATGTTTTAACTCCCGCAGAAGCAAAAGATTTAGATTATCAAGTTAATCAAAAATATCAAATACTTGATAGATTCTATAAAGTAAAAGTTCCATACTATAGATTGTTTAATAGTGTCAGTGGTGCAGAAAAAATTGTAGACCCTGATGTTTATGCACAAATTCTTCAAGAAGAAGAAACAATAAATGCTATAGAAAGTGGAGCTATACAAATAGAAGAAATTATGCAAACAAGAATTGCACAATGCAGTAGCATTGGTGATACTTTACTTTATGAGCGTATTCTTAACACTGATATCTATCCAATTGTTCCATTTACGAACATTTGGACTAATACTCCCTATCCGAAATCAGACGTGAACAAGGTTAAGGACTCCCAAAGACTTTTAAATAAGTTATTCTCTTTGACCTTGTCACACGCTCAATCAGCAGCTGGTTTAAAACTTTTAATACCAGAAGGTAGTGTAGATAGTGTAAGTCAACTAGAAAAAGATTGGGCAAATCCAAATGCGGTTATTGAATATAATCCAGAGTTTGGTGAGCCACATTATCCACAACCAGCTCCTTTAACAAGTGAGTTTTATTATTTAATAGATAGGGTTGAGAAATACATTGATTTAAATTTTGGTATTCCTGAATTATTACAAGGATTTAAAGATAATGCACCAGAATCTGTTAGAGGTACAATGCTTTTATCAGAAATGGGTGAATCTAGAGGAAAATCAAAATTAAGAGATATTGAAGCAAGTTTAGCAATGGTAGGACAAGTTGTTTACAATTTAGCTAAAGACCATTATAGATTTGCAAAGACTTTTAGAATTGTACAACCAAACAATGATATTACTGAGTTTTCAGTAAATATGAGAATGTACGATGATAAGCGTAATGAATTGATGACTATTGAAAATGATATTCAATTAGGTCAACATGACATTCGCATAATATCAGGTTCAACTTTGCCAAGCAATAAAGTTGCTGAGTATAATATGTACTTAGATGCTTACAAACTTGGACTGGTAGATGATGTCGAGGTTTTAAAGAAAAGTGAAATCTTTGACAAAGAAGGTGTCCTTCAGAGAAAAGGTCGCATGGCACAAATGCAATCATACATTACACAACTTGAAAATCAAGTAAAGAAACTAAGTGGCGATTTACAGACATCTGAACGTGAAATGGTATCAGCCAGAAAACGAACAGAAGTTGAGAAGTTTAAATCTACATTAAATGAGATTACTTCTGCTACAA